CTTTATTGGTTCGCCTCCGCTTATTTGGAATAAATATCCTCCGTCAACTCTCGTAACTGTTACGGTTGAACTTAATGCTGTTGGTGTATAATAATCTGTTGGTAGTGCCATAATTACACAAAGATACGAAAAAAACAATTTACCGCTTATACTTTTATTTTACCGTTTAACACATTTATGTGTTTTTGCTTTTACTAAAAGTTTAGTTTTGGTGTATAAATTAAAACAATATGATGAAAATGGAATTAATAAAACTATCCAATGATAGGCTAGGTTTTAAAGGGTCGATTGAATACTACATAACAGAGTTTAAACATATTGAATACGATGGAGAAAGATATACTAGAGAAGTTAAAACTTTAGTTAATAAAACTGTTGAAGAATTAAGAGTTGAAAGTGAACACTATTTTAATGATATAGAATACAGCTTTAATGAAATAGACTATAAATTATCAATAGAAGAATACAGTGGATTTACAAGACCTTTATCAAATGGTTTAAGGGGGTTGTTTTATTCCGAAAACCAATATGTAAACTGTATTTGTAAAGCTTTTGAATTAGGATTCTTAGATAAAAGAATTACCAATGTATATTCAGGAAAAACACAAAGGCGTTATGATTGGAACGATATAATAAGCAATATGGAGGTTTCTATTCCATTCATAGAATATGGGTTTAATAATTCTGTTTATTATACTATTTCAATAGAAACATTATTAAATATACCTATTAAAAAGATTCCTGAAAACTTACTAGAATTATTTAAGAAAAACGGAATTGACTTAAACTCTAATAACATAAACAATATATTGATTAAACTAATAAATAAAAAAGTAGATTATGAAACCAGTAAACAACAAAAGTCTAACCGCATTTCTATTTGATACAATGGAAAAGTTAAACAATGGAGAAGTATCTGTTGAGGTAGCAAAAACACAAACAAACCTTGCTAAGCAAGTTAATAGCCAAATGAGATATGAATTAGAAAGAGCTAGGGTTATAATGGAGTTAAGTAAGCATAACGCTATATTTAAAGATGGTGCAAACCTTAGGGAAATAGAAAGTAAAAACTTTGATTATATTGATTAAAAACAAAAAAGCCCTAACATAATCGCTAGGGCTTTTCTTTTACTTAGACTTTCTTGGAATATGTGGCTTTAATTGTTCCCACACTTCATCAATTGAGTACGGGTTTAAATCTTTGCCTACATATTGCTTTTTAAACTCTGTTTTCGTCATCCCGATAAGTCCGTCGAGATTGAAGCGAACTTTTCCGAACTTCATTATAGAGCAGTTAATCCAGTTATTTCTGTGAAGTTGAAAGGTGCTAATACTCCAGCATTCAAAGTCAAATCATCTCCTGTTGTTTGCGCTGCAAAAGTCAACTCATAAGTCCCCGCTGGGCTTTCTGCAACAGATGAGATAGTTACAGCAGATGATGTATCATTGTTGTATAACAAGAAGAAAGACGCTGTATCAAAGTTCTCTAATGGCTCTAATCCATTACCTGAAACTATACCGCTTGCAGCCCAAGATAAAGTTACTGTAATAGTTGTAGGATAATCTACAGTCGCTTCTGCATCTGCTTGAATCATTGCATTTGTATATTGTAAATCAGCAGTAACCTCGTCAGACGGCATATAAACAAATTCGCTATCATCAAATCTCTCATCAACCATAAATGTAACCATCATTTTAGAGAAGGTTGTATTTGTAGCGTCAACCATTTTAGTAGTGATAGTCCCCTTTTGAATAGGAATTAGTCCCAAACTTGAACTGTCAGTTGATATTCTTCTTCCTAACAATTGCCCACTTTCTGAAATTCCATAGAATCCAATAGTTGAACATCTCAGACCGTCAACATACTCTTTTAATTTGTAAGGCGCACCCAATACAGTAAATGAAATCATTTTTTGACCGTCTTTTAGATACAAAGCAATTTCGTCAATTGTTTCTGTGATTGCATCTGCTCTTTCCGATGTATATTCCTTAATATTGTTTAAAAGAGAAATTCTTAAAGATCCATTTTTATTCCATAAAGACCCCTCCCAATTTGCTTGAGAAACTGGTGACAACAAGTAATTGTCAGAGCCACCGCTTTTTAAATTTTGGAAACCTAATCCTACGATTCTTGAAGGTTTACCGAAGCAGTCTATAAGACCGAAGCCTCCTACACCGCTAGTACATGAACATGATACCATAATGTTATTATTTTTTTAGTTTTTAATTTAGTTAACAGTTGCATTGTAAATTCTTATTAAAGCCGAGTTCCATTCGCACCTCAACCCCGCTTAAATTTTCGTTAAACAATGTCTTTGTCCCCCCGTCTTCATCCTCTTGACTAATAAACACACGACCTCGCACGTCTATCGTTGTATTAGTTAAATCAGAAAAGATTGAGCGATTATCTTTAAAGTATTTTAATATTCTATTTTCAAATAAGTTTTGCATTGGCTCAACTACTTCTAATTGATGCTCTTTAGTAAACCATATCTTAGCAACCCCTTCTGGCGCACCAACTGGATAACAATAATCCAACACGAAAAATTGCAAATCTGCAATAGTATCTATTGCGCTCATTTCATCTTGTATAGTTGAGTTGATTGGTGTACGCAGCCAAAACATAGGTAAATTACTTTCGTTATATTCAACTTCGTAACTTCTTTCCATTTCAGTATCTTTCAAAGTTCCAAAATCAAAAAATATCGGTCTAGTTGCTGCTGTCTTTGGCAATGTGTCAGGGTCGCCAGTAAAAGGGATTTGAACCCATTGGTTAAGGCTGAAATCTTCAACTAAAAAACTACCCTCTCCAGCGATTGTAATATAAGTGTTAGGTCTAATATGCAACGTATCACAACTATTTAACCTATAACCTATTAATGTAGGTGTATCGTCATAAACAGGTGTAGCCGTCTTCCAATAGAAAGTTGTATCTATTGCATTAATCGCATCTTCTAATATTTTTCTAATCTGTATCAATACCTAGAAATATAATTTTTATTAACTCCGTCATAGTCAGGATATGTAGTCATATTGTCACAAGCATACTCTTGAATTACCTTGAAATTCGCCACGCCTAGATTATATTTTTTCATCATTAAATCGCTGTTATTCGGGTAGTTCTTAGAGTTACTTGAATCAATCTTTTTTAATCCTGCAGTACTTGGACTTGCTTGTCGTGATTGATACCACTCGAAGTAAACAAAGCATTTTAACATTTCAATAATTCCAGTTGAATAGTCTTCAAATGTTCTAGGATTGTCTAATAACAAAGGATTAAATAAAGTTAAGTAGTTAGTATCTTGCGGAACACCGCTTGAAATATCAGCGATAAACAAAGCAGCCATAGTATTACCAAAAAGTTCTTTGATAGTTCTATCTTCTACGCTGTCAATTATCAATTGCAAATCAGTAGCACCTAAAGGACCAGTAGCAACAGCATACTGTCCGACAAACATAGATTGTGTTAATATTACACTCATTTCTTAGATGTTCTTTTTGCTTTTGGTTCGCTTATTTTTGGAAAATCCTCTTCCTTTAATTCTACATAACCTAATTTACTTAATTCTTTGTAGTTTTCATCTTTTAAGAATATTTCATCGCCCTTAGAATGATTATTAAAATCTGTAATTACAGTAACTAAATGTCTTTTTATTTCAATTTTCATTTTGATAGTTTTTATACCACAAAAAGCCCACTATGTTAATAGTGAGCTTCTGTAATTTAGATTAAAATTATGGAGTTTCCAACGCTGCTTTGTCAGTAGCAAATACACCCTTAACAAATGCAGTTCTATCGTTATTTCTAACAACAACCGCACCTCTCCATTCAGCAAGAATAGTTCTAAGGTTTTTAGTGTAATCATTACCATCTAGCCCCATCTCAATTCTAAGAGACCCCAACTCATAAAGCAACGCTTTATTGAAATCTCCCATTAAGTACTCGCCAACAGTTACAAGCGTAGTTTCTACAATTGGAATACCATCTAAAGATAAGTTACCTCCAATCATTGCCAATCTCTCAACATAACGCTTATCAGTAGAAGATACTTTAACTAATTTTAATTTTGTTACATCCGTTGGGTGCATGAAAATTAAATTAGGCGCATCTTGCTCAGCAATAGCAATTTGATTTTTAGCAACTACAAGAACATCTACTTCATTAGCATTGTCAACAGCAGCAGCAAATGAACCAGCAGCGAACGCAGTAGCAACTGTGTAAACTCCATTCAAGTTAGGTGCTGTACCATTTCCGCTAAATGCAGAACTTTCAACATCTTTCAATAGTTCTCTCATTAATTCTGCTCTAATTTCAGACTCAATGAAATCAATATCATCTAACATCTCAGTTGAAACTTTAATAAATGCAGTTCTTTTAACAACCGCTTGTGATGATACTACTATATCGTAATCAATTTGGTTTTTAGTTGCTCCTTCTGCTGTTCCTCCTGCTGCTCCTTCTTTACCTGATTGATAAACCCAAGAGATAAGGTTAGAATTGGCTGGTCTTCTTGAAAGTGCATCTAAGAATCTTACACGTCTTGAAGGAATAGTGTTAAGTCCTGCTATTCTTTGCTCAACTGGTACGTTTCCTCCTGAAATGTTAGTACTTTCAAGCATTGTGTCAACTGCTTTAACAGTCATTTCAAAACCTTCTTTTCCAGATTTCAAACCTTTGATTTTGTCAATGTTTGCAAGTAATGAACCTTTTAACGATTCATTTTTTTCAGTTTTAGAACCTTCTCCCATTGCAACTATTTTCAATCCCATAGATTCGATAGTTTGGTTTAAAGACTTCATTTGATCTAACTGAGCATCTCTTAACTCATTCATTGCTTTTTGCAAATCTTCTTTAGTTGCTTTACCATCAACATTCTTTTCTAGTTCGTCAATGTAAGACTTTAATTCTGCGTTATATTCGTTGTATAACCCTGCTTTTTTTTCTGCATCCTCGATTTTATCAAAATCTGTTTGACTAATACCTTTGGATGTTAGAAATTCTACAAATGTTTTTTTCATTTTGTGTTAATTAAAATTGTAAATACTTATTTTAGTTTTCTGCTCCAAAGTGACATTGTGCGAGTTGTCGGCTTCTTTGCTTTCGTGAGTGTCGTTTGACGGCTCAATATTTTCTTTTGCTGATGGGGTTAATATATTACTACCATCCCACAACAGACAACTATATTCTTTCAATGCTGCTTGTTTTATAACCCAAAAATAACCCTCTTCATCTGCTTTTTCTGGATTACCTAATAACGGATAAACATTTAGCCAATTTCTATACTCCTCATCGTATTCAGGGTCATTAATTGCTAAAGTAATATCCTTGTAAATCATTCCTACACTATGCTGGTCAACCTCTCCATTTTTGTAAGCGTCATAAACTTGCTTATTGTAATCTTCAATCAATTCAGAAACGCCAATTAAACAAATAGTATTACCATCTTTTTGCTTACCAAATGCAGACCATGGAACTTCTAATTCTAATACCTCTTTTACGTTTGCAACTTTAGAACGAAATCCCGCAGATGAATCGTGAGAATCTAAATGAAATATCTTTCCAATATTTTCTTTTATTGATTTTGTGAAACAACCTTTAACATGAACATCCCCATGAGAATCTAACCAATAATAAGTGTTTGCTACAACTTTCTGTAATCCATCAAACCCATTTATTATAACCTCCTTATTTGTTGACAATTCTTTCAACGGTATGTTTACACAAACATCAGAATGTTTAATTGCTGCCTTTTTCAAAGCAATCAATTCATTCTTATTTTCGTATATCTCTTTTATAGTCATTTCTTTACAGTTTCGTTATCCTTAACTTGCTTTAGTTTGATTTTGATAGAACGCTTAATTTCTTTGTCCTTCATTTTCTCAAACTTTTCTTCTAATTGCTTTATTGTTTCTTGCTTCATTTTACCTCTTATAAATTAATAATACCACTTATAAAATAATATTACCGTTCATAATTTCACAAATTTACGTAAAATATATTTATATTTGTAAAAAATATTAAAAAAATATGAAGTTAACAGATTCTATCCTTAACGGATTTTCAAGTTTATTCGGTGGCAAAGACAGTTACACGCAAACAAATTTTAATAATATGTCAAGGTTTGTGGGTCTTGCCAAAGGGGAATATAAAATAGATACGTCTATTGGAGGACTTCATGAGATAGCAACTACAACCGCTCATCTATCTGCTGTGATTAATCGTAAAGCCAATATGTTAGCGAATGGAAGGTGGAGAGAATATAAGATGGTTAACGGGAAAAAAGTATTAGTTGAAAAGTCTGATGCTGTAACTAAATTAGAAAATCCAAACCCTTTACAGAATGGTAATGAGTTTATGCGTCAGTTGTCATGGTCTTATGATACATATGGAACTTCAATTGTAAACTTAAATAGAGGTAATTTACTTATCCCTACAACAATGTATAGTTTACCAATGGATGAACTAAAAATAAAAACAAGCGGTAAAATATACAAACAATTAGATATTGATGAGATTATTGAACGTATTTATATTAGTACTGAAAGCGGAGATATGAACTTCGAGTTGAAAGACTTAGTTGTAT